ATACTAAAAGTGTCAGGATCCCGGCCCCGCAGGCCCCTAAAAATGAGTTGATCACGATTTCTGTCATTGCCTTGCCCTCTTATTTGATGTACTTCTTTTTCCCATTGTACGCGCAGACCCAGCCGGACGGTATTTTCATCCATACCGAGCCGCCGACCGTCTTCGTCTTCTTACAGGTGACCCGGGTGCCCTTCATGAGCTGGCCGGACTTGTTCGCGTGTTTCTGGCCGTCCTGGGTGAGCTCCGATTTCTTCTTGATCCGGTACCCGGTCCCGGCCCCGGTGCGGACGTTCAGGTTGTCGACCACGACCTCATAGGTCTTGCCCTTCTTATAGGTCGGGAGCACCTTCGCCGGTTTCGGTTCCTGATCGCCTTCCTCGGCATCCGGCAGCCGGTAGATCGCGTACACGTTCGCCAGATACCGCTCACGCTCGGCGACCTTCCCGCCGGAGGTGTTTCCCTCGACGGTCCGGAACTTGTTCCCTGAGATATGCTCCTCGAAAAATCCGGTATGATCCCGGGAGCCGGTCCGGGTATTCCCTCCCCCGCCGTGCCACGTAAAGATTATAATGTCACCGGCCCGGGCCTCGGAATACTTGACCCACTTGGCGTGCTTGTGAAGCCATTCCTCGAGGGTCGGCACCCAGAACGGCAGGGTCGTCTTGCTCACATTGTAGAGCGGGCATCCGGCCTTTATACAGATGAACAGCACGAAGCCGACGCACCAAGATTGCCCCCGGGCCAGTCCGGCAAAGTAGTCCCAGATGAACCCGCCGCCCTTACCGAGATACTTCCGGGCGGTCGTTATGATCTTGCTACCCATGACCTAATCCTCCGGATCCTCGAGCTCGTGCTCGTCTTCCGTCTCGCGGGTGTCCGCGAACGGGTCCGCTCCGCCCTTGATCTGGTTGAGCGTGTGCTGGGCGATCTGAGCCGCCTCGGTGAAATTATGGTTTTTCCATACCGCGAAGCCGAACGCGATCAGAGCCGCGACGTAGGACAGGCTGGCCCAAATCTCTGAATCGCTGATCGTGATCGGATTGATTCCCCGCTCGGTCAGGGCCCAGTTGATCAGAATCAGGATTTCTCCTGCAAGGTAAAAATAAGGTTGATATTTTGCTGGCATGTTGTCCTCCTGTTACTGACTTAAAGTCTGCATTAACCTATCAATGATGCGAGCTGTCCGGCCATCCATTCGCCCATTCTCTGATAACCATAATTGGAGAGATGTACGCCGTCACTACCCATAACGGTTCCGTTCCGGATGGTGAATCCATTGAGCGGACTTCCTGTTTGCTCAACGTACGGGATATTATAGTACTCGCACGCCTGTTTCAAAGTGTCGCTCAATATGCCTCTGGAATATGCAGTTGACGGAACAGTTCCATACCAGTACTTCGGGAAAGAACCGACATTTCGCCCGTTAAACGGTGCCCACACGATAAGTCTGACCGACGGCTTCTGTTCATAAATGTAATTTATGATTTTATTAAATTGCCCCAGGCATGTGGACTCGTCAGTACTGTCCCATGTCCCAACAGGGCTGAAACCATCATTGCCTCCAAAAATCATCAGAATTGTGTCATATGGAGTCAGGTCCGTGCTTGATATTTTCTCATAAGCAATTTGTCCAGTGCTGTCTGATGGTCTCAGGAATCCCATCCCACCAAGTCCAAAGTTCTCGCATGAGACACCTAACATGTCAGCAATGGTATCGGGGATTGTATATGGTGTTCTTGTAGTAGAGGAAGAACCATTGCCATCCCTGCCCCAAATCTCCGAAGCTCCGAAGAAAGCCAGACTCCTTGCAAACTTTCTCTTGCTGATGTGAGAGATGGCTTCTGTCAGCATCTCATTGGACTGCGTATTCAGGAATATAGGCTCTCCTTTTCCGTTTACACTCTTTCCTGTGCCAACGTAAAGCCTGATGTTCATGCCAACGTATGCCGTACTGCTTGGCATGTTGAATACAATGTCATGATTCGTGCTGACCACATATTCATACGATCCATCCGATTTGTATAAAGCGATTTGCAAAAGGAAATCTGTCACATTGCTCCCTGTCGGACTGAATCGGATGTAGTATGTGCCTCCCCTCTCCACCCAGCTTGGGAGCGTATCCAAAGAGTAAAACAATCCCACGGTCCAAGCACTCTCAGCAGTGCCATTGACAGTGAAAACTCCATCCTTGCATGACCATGTTATGCCATTTGTTGTCCTGCTTGATACATCATCATGTTTGCTCATCAGAGCATAGGCATTGTACTCGGTGAGTCTTTCAATCGTACCAACAAGCATCTCATTTGACTGTGTATTCAGGATCGCAGGCTCTACTTTTCCATTTACGCTTTTGCCTGTGCCGACATAGAGCCTTATCAGCATACCAACAAATGCAGTGTCATCCGGCATGGTGAATGATGCGTCATGATTGGTACTCAGAATATACTCGTAAGATCCATCCGATTTGTACACTGCAATTTGCAGGAGCAGATTGCCCACATTGCTCCCTGTCGGGTTGAACTTCGCCTGATATTTCCTGCCACGCTCAATCCAACTTGGGAGCGTATTGGAGGAGTAAAACAGTCTGACATACCATGCACTTTCTGCTGTCCCGCGGACCGTGAACAGACCATCAGTACACGACCATGTTATGCCGCTGCTTGTTGTTTGTGCAACGTCTTGATATATATCGTCTAACCGCTTGGCGTTGTATTTGACTGTATGTTCGCGCAGGTACTCATAATCTGCGTCATGCTTCGGCGTCAAGGAATATAACGACGGCGCAATAATATACGGCTCCGATGGCCTTGATGGAGACCTAAAGCAGCAATAATACTGTCTTGCGACACTAACATATATTAGTTTTGGCGTAGGGTCAGTATTCTCGAACACACGATTGGCGTATGATTGTGATGCGGTGGAGGTGGTTGACAGGAACGCGATCCCGTTAGGAACGCCGAACAAATAATACCAGCCTACGGACAGATTAAGCGTCCGGCCGAACACGCTATTACCATAACCTGTCGTGCCAATTGTATAGGTGCCGTCCCCATTGTATGTTATGGCCGAGTTGGTGGTTGAGGCAAGATGGGATGCATCTACATACTCGTTTTGGTTAAACAATAACTCATTGTGCTCGTCAAATTCTTCCTTTAAGTCAGTGAGCTTCGCCGCGATCGCCTTGTTCTGCACCGGGTTTTCTGATTCCGAGTCAATCTCCGAGTCTACCGTCACCACAGCGCCCTTGACCGCCGAAAATGGGATTCGCTGAGATACGCCGCCGCTCGATACTTTACGCAGATAGTCGCCGGACCCGATCGACTGGGACACCGGCAGTGCATTTTCTTTGATAGCCATGTGATAAGCTCCTTCCTTATATCGTCGCGAGGATGTTCTCGCCCGTTTCGGTTGTGATCTCCACGCCGGTGTGAGTGAGCAGATAGTCGGCTCTGGCGTAGTTGTAGAGATATAACGTAATCGTTTCGATGTTATTGATGTTCTGGTATTCCATCGCCCCGGTCGGTGTGACCGCCGGAGTATACTCGGCCGCCGCGCACACGTTCGACAGGACGTCCAGCATCGAGGCCCAGAACGTCGTGGTCAGGATGTCGTCCTGGGTCCAAACCGTCTGCGATACCTTCCCGCCGGTGATGGTCTTACCGAGGCTGGCGACCAGATCGTAAACGTAATTGATATTCCCGGTGATCCGGTTCATGTCATCGTAGGTCATCCGGGACAGCCCGGTTTGCCGGTCCGTTACGGGAGTAATCCAAGCCATGTCAGCAGACCCCCTTCCGGTATGTGATTTCAGCGGACGTGCCGCCCTTCTCGTGGGTGATGGTTATATTCTCCAGCGTGCAGACCTCATTGGTTCCGTCCAGCCGATGGAAAGTGAAAACATCTCGCGGCTGCATGCGTGGGTCGCCCTTCCATGTGAACGAGCCGGTGACGTTGGAGCGTTGGAGTAGTGAATTATAGGCCCCGTCTGGGTACACCTTCGCCCCGGTCGACTCCATTGTTATATCGCCAAGCCATGGCGGGCTGTCAATAACAGCTTCCACGCCAGAACGCCCAGAAGAAAATGTAATATATTCCGAATTTTCTCTGTAAGCCCGTCCGCCGATGTAAAAAGAATACTCTGTTACGCTTGAGTCTATAACCCCCCGGTTTATGAGTCTGTTCCAAGCAATTAACTGTGACCTAATGTTTACGCCTGCTGGGTTTCCATTCCAATATTCATCGTCTGGATCGTAGACGGCGTCCCATGGGATAAACTGTGCATATGTTGGGTGCTCTGTCGACCATGTTTCCGGGATTGATACAAAGTTGCCTTGCGAAAGATTGTTCCCAAGAAGCCTGTCCATGCCGCTAAGACCAACGCTGGCGCCCTCTCTTCGTAACCCAACAAGAGAAACATCCCAACATATAAAAGATGCCCCGCCTTCTTTCAGCATGGGGATCTGCGGTAAAACCCCGCAATATAATTGATAATTTGATGTCCCTATGTATTTATTAAAATCCTCTGTACCACGTAGCAATCCAATGGCGCAACTTCTGACAAAGTCGAAGTCGAAAGACATACTTGCGCCTACGCCTTTGATAACATTGGCGGTACCTAATGCTGCGCCGGACACGGTCGAATCATTCAGAATTAGATTCCTGTGTAACACCCGAATAGAAGACAAGACCCGCTCGGTGTTGTTTTGGCAGTCTGCGCAGTCATCCTCGTTTATGCGAAAAGAAGAACTCGGTTTCACGAATTTAAAGTCAGGAATCCCGGCGTCGACATACGTGTACCATATATCATCAGATTGGTGCAGAAGATTATTAACTGTTGCAATGTAATCTCGTGCAGTTATCCCACCGTCGACAATTAACTTTCCTCTGGCCGAACCACCTGACGGTGACAGTATGTTGAAATATGCGCCGACGTATTTATTGATAAACGCCCACGCGACACCCGCGAAGCACGTTATATATTTGTTTTCCGCAACCAGCGCGGACCCAGTATCTACATCCAACAGATGCACCGCATCGACCGCATGGATGCTCATAACATTGTCTGCCCACGTTATCTGCTCCGCGAGGTAGAACTTCCGCACCGGCGACATATCCCCTTCGTACCCGGCCTGATACGTGACCGGTGTCTCGTCCGGGATAGAGGCCAGCAGCTCGGAGTAGTCCTCGTCCATATATGCCTCGATGTTGATCTCGGACTCCGGCAGGGTTGGCTCCAGAATGGACAGGTCAGAACGCAGAGAAACGACCGCAGAGATCAAATTATCATTCGTTATCCGCATCTGAACGCCCGGCCGGATGTCAGAGACTTCGACCCGCTTGGTGTCGGTCTCGGGCTGAAATACAAAAACTGCGGAAGTGCCGCCGATCGGGATGATCGCATACCCGTTCCGCATACTGTACGTGAATCCGTTATACTGCACCGACTTGCACCCGGTCGCGTTGACGGTCAGACGGTCCACCGAGGCCGATGCGGTCACCGAGACCGTCACAGGCCGGCCGATGTGTCCCCGTACTCCGATCTTGCCGTTTGCAGCCGAGGCAGTTACGGTCGAATCATAGAGCACCGCCGAGCCGTCCAGCTCGAAGCCGTTCCATTGCAGGTCGGCCAGTTTCCTCATCTCCCAGTCCGGCTGGTTCAGCACACCGTCGGCGATCTTCTGCCCGGAATAAGTAAAGCTCAGGGTGGCTGTTTCCTCCATGAGCACCTGGATGATGACGTCCATCGGCTGTCTGATTTGCTTTGCATTTTCAATGTCGATAGTTGTCGCCATACCTAACTCCTAATTGTGTGCTTCGATAAACTGGATTTGCAGTTGCAGGTTCTTCCACATGACGTGGCCCTGCGGGTCGGTCAGCCTCGTGACCGTGGACGTGAGCGCCCGGGGGATGACCGTCTCTGTGACCGTCTCGTTCGCCTCATTTCTGAACGTCATTGTGACCTGTTCGCCTGTGAGAGCGAGGATCTCGCCGAGCTGGTCCTGTGGCAGAGCGTCCCACGAGATGGTCAGATCCGCGTACCGCCAGCCGACCAGATCGGCACACCGCTTGCCCGTGCACGTCTCGATCTCACCTGCGTAGATGTTCTCCCGCTGGAGAGTGAAGTCGTTGCCCCGGTAGATCTCCGCGTTGTTTATTGTGATAGTGTTGAATACTCCGATCATCCTAATATCCTCTTATACTGGTCATACATTCTGACCGTCTCCTCGCCCATTTTTGGCCCGTTCGGGTACAGGTAGTTAACGATCCGAACTTCTCCGCCGGCCCCTGCTCCCTGCAGCGCCATCGTGGTCGCTACGCCGTTGACGATATTGTCCGCCATGGCCATAAGCATACCGTTCAGTTTCTCGATCGGCAGGACCGCTTCACCGCCTCTTACATCACCGACGCCAATTACAGCCGGGCTGTTAAATATACCGCCCTTTGCATACCAATCGATCCCCAGATCCGGAATGGACCCCTGCAGCAGGTCTCCGAGCTGCCAGCCCGGCGGGTCGATGGAAAAGTGCGGCAGCTTGATCTTCGGCAGCGACACCTTGAACTTGAAGAAGTCCTTGATCTTCTTGATCATCGCCCGGATGTGCTCCGCCGCTTTCCTCACCGGCGAAAGCATGGCCTCGCCGATCGCCTTGAAGGTGTTCTTCACACCCTCCTTGAGCGCGGTGAACATCTTCACGATCCAGTCCTTGAGTTTTCCGGCTGCCGCCTTTATCTTGTCCCAGTTCTTATATAGCAGCACACCGATCGCGATCAGCGCCGCAATAATACCGATGACGATGCCCACCGGACCGGCCAGAGCGGTGAAAGCCCCGCCAAGCATCGGCAGCACGGTGATGATCGTCCCGATGCCGGTCGCCATCATGCCGATGATCGTCAGGAGCGGGCCGAGTGCGGCCACGACGATGCCGGCGATCGTGATGATCTTCTGCGTCTTTGGATCCAGATCAGCGAACTTCTCAATGAGCCCGGTGATCTTCTGCACGAGCGGCGTGATGATCGGCAGCAAGGTCGTGCCGATCGCCGTCCCCAGGTCCTCGGTCGCCGCCTTGAATGTCTTTATACTGTTCGCCGTACCGTCAGAGGTCCGCGCATAGTCGCCCTGTGCGTCCTTGGTCTTTGCCATAACGTACTGGTACCGGAGCATAGTCTTCTCTGTCTGGTCCATCTCCTTCCAGACAAGGCCTTGATCGGCAGCGAACTTCTCCAGGTTGGTGTCGGTCATGACGACACCGAACTTCTTCAGCGCCTCAGACTCGCCGGTGAAGATGCCCTCGAGCGCCTTGGCCGATTCGTCCGTCCCCGTGTTGAAGTATGACGCCAGATCAGCAGACAGCCCTGCGAGGCTCGTGGACATAGATGCCGCGTCCCCTTCCGCAAGTCCGATGCCCTTGCCGAGTGCTCCGAACGCGGACACAGCCCCGGAGGCCGCCACCTTTGACAGGCCGAACTCAGCGCGCGCATTATTCGCCCAGGCTTTGACCTCCTCAGAGCTCTTGCCGAACGCGACGTCGATCTTGTTCAGATTCTCCTCGTAGTCAGAGGCGAGATTCGCCGATGCTGCATAAGCCCCTACGATCGGCAGCGTGAGCGATGTGGTCATGGTCTTGCCGACGCTCGTGGCCTTGTCGCCGACCGCTTTGAGCTGATTGCCCAGCGCGGTCATCTTGACGTTGCTGAGTTTCCTCGCTTCGGTCTCAAAGTGTTTCAGCTTGGACTCGGCCACGATGATGTCCCGCTCCAGCTTTTGCCAGTCGGCGGAGCTCTTATCGATAGACGGATCATCGCCCAGTTTTTTCTGCGCCTGCCGCAGAACGTTCAGCTCCTCTTTTACCTTCTCGGCCTTCTGCTTCAGAAGATCGTGCTTCTGCGCCAGCAGCGTGACGTTGTTCGGGTTATACTTCAGCGCTCGATCTACCTGGTTGAGCTGCGTCTGTACATCTCGCCCCTCAGATTTGACCGTCTTGAGTGCCTTGTCGAGCGGCGCTGTGTCTGCCCGGAACTGGATTGTGATACCCTTGATTCGATCAGCCATTTAATCATCCCCAGAACTGATCCCAGTCCGCCTGCGTGGCTTTCCTGCGGGTGTCTTCCCCACCCTTCTCTGCAGACTTGCCGCCGCTTTCGTCCCTGTGGATCTCGTTATATTCGTATACATAATCTACGACCTCGCCGATGGTCATCCGCTCGATCGCATCCTGTGTCAGCCCTCTGTCGACTCCTGCGATGGTGATGGTGTTGAGGTTGACCGGTTCTCCCGTCTTATCATCGCCAGAAGGCTTCTCGCGTTTTTTGAGCTCACCGAAGATTCGATCACGGTGACTGCCAGCTCAGGCACCACCTCATCGAACTTGACCTCTTTATCCTTGTAGAACTCCAGAGGGCTGCCGATGTTCTCATTAGCGTTGTAGGCCAGCGCCCACAATATGTTCAGGACCACTACGGTCTCCATGTTTGCGATGTTGATCAGGATCTCGATGATCGCGTCTGTGACAGCGCTGCTCATCTTCGCCTCGCTCTTTAAGTCCTTCAGCTCGTCAAGAGCTCCGGATCCGTCCAGCAGATCCCCGATCGTGCGCAAAATAGCTTCGATCGCCGGCATGAGCTCCGGCAGGATGTCTCTTCCGAACTGATTCCTGTAAATGTACAGCCAGCGCGTTGACGTGCTGATGTCGATGCTCTGGCCGTCGATGCTTAATGTCTTGATCATGCTTTTTACCTCCCTATGGAAAAAAGAGGGCAGGATGGCCGCTGTGACCTCTCCTGCCCGTTTGTTTTAGCCTTAGTCCGGCAGTGCCGGGACCGGCGGAGTCGTGAACAGCGTGTTATACGCAGCCGACGCCGGCGTATAGGATGCCCTCACGATACCGGTCGCATTATCCCCGTTGACCGTGAACGGCAGCGTGGCCGTGCCTGGCTCGATGGTGTCCTCTGTAGTAGAGTATTCCCTGGTGATCTGTCCCAGCGATACGTTGTACAGGATGCCCCTTCTGGCCTCCTGATCGCCCTCGGACTGGAACATAATATAGACCGCTTTCGCCGGCTGTCCTTTGACCTGAGCGATGCCGCCGTTATCCAGCGCGACGTAATTCATAAATTGCGTCTTGAACTCGTCCGGGAACAGGGCGTTCTCGATCTCGCCGGAGAAGCCGTTGTCAGAGTAAGAGCTATAATACTTTACGTTGTCCGCGTAGAAGGTGTTCTCCTCGGACTCAGGCTCCAGGGAGATGTTCACAGTCCCCGGAACGTGAAACGGTGTCCCGAGGGTGACGGTCCCATCTGCAGCAACGTTGTACAGTCCGACGTATAAATTGCTTACGCCGAATAATACCTTGTTCGCCATAATCTGATTCCCCTCTCTAAATGTCGTAGTAAATCACATAGACGTCCTGATCATCGAGGTAGACGTCTTCGGATTTCTCGTACTTATAACCGTTTGCCAGCAGGAGCGCCTCGATCCGCGCCTCAAACGCTGGGTTTTTCTTCTTGTAGTAGTATTCGACCTGATACCGGTCTTTGACCGTGTAGTACGTGTTATCTGCTTCGAACTGATCCTGTCCGGCTCCCATGATGCAGAAGAACGGGAGCTCCTGATCGCCGGAGTGATAGCCGTATGCCACCGGCCGGCCGAGTGTGCTTAGCATCTCATAAACTGTCATAATCTCTCCCTCAATCTCTGCAGCAATAATTCGTTTCCATAGACCTCCGCCTTCTTGATGTGCTTTTTCGCCCTGGCGCGCCTGTATGGTCCACCGTGCTGGTTGAAGGTCTGATGTCCTCGCTCCAGCAGGTGCGTGAGCCGGTAGTGCTTCGGATTGCAGACGGTATATTCAAAAGATTCGCCAGTCAGGCCAGCTTTTTTCTCCAGGACCTCCCAGCCCTGCGCATAATCACCGCCGCCGGATCCGTCTCTCTTAGGAGATGTTTCCCGCAGTCTTTTCTTTGTGTCCTCTGCCGTCTCTTTGAAAACATGGTCTGCGACCTGCTTCTCTTCCTGGATGAAGTCGCTGAGCACATCCGTCAGCTCGTCCGCCCACTTCGCGCCGGATCCAATCGGCTTGCTCCGTCTTGCCATCAGCCATCACCGACCTTCCGCTGCAGGATCAGTTCGATCGCGTTCTGGTCCTGCTGGGTCCGGGATCCGCCCGAAAATGACCCACGGTCTCGGTAAGTCCTGATGATGGAATAAAGCACGCCGTTATACCGCGCCAGCTTCTCCTCCTCGTAGTCCACGAAGTCGGATAGCCGCGCGGTGATCTCCGGGTGCAGATCGGCTACGGCTGCGGAGTAAAACTCGCTGCGCGTTACGCCGTAGATCTGACAGAACACATCTCGCTCGGTAGTCTCGATCAACTCGTTGCCATAGTCGTCATGACCTGTCACCGTCTCTTTGATCAGAGTGATCACATCATCCATCTCACTCACCTCCGGAGCTCATATCGAACAGCCTGTTGTTGAGCTGCCAGCGGATCATGCGGGGCATCCCCTCGCCTGTGTCCCTGCGGCGCCACATCCATGCAGCATAGTTGATCTGCAGGTTGTCGTCGTCCGGCTTGTTCTCCAGGAGTGTGTAGCCCTCGCGCAGGATCTCCCGCGCGGCTCCGTTCAGGTACTCGGTCAGCCGCGCGTCGTATGCAGTTGTCGTGATCCCCAGATCAATCTTGAGCATCGCAAGTTTCGTTTCGATGGTCATGAGATCCCCTCCTCACAAAGAAACGGCCGGGACGAAGCCCAAAAACCCCGCCGCGGCCGCTATGATAAACAATATCGGTCTTTAGGAATTAGCCTCATCCGGTGCGAAGGTGATGCCGGATGCAGACGGTGTGGTTCCGTTGATGCCGATGGCGACGAAGCCCTCAGCGATGGACGGCTGTCCGTCGTATCTTGCGGTACCCTTGAAGACGGTTCTGTCCTCAACGAACTTGTAATGCTCGGACTGGCTCAGTCTGGTGCCTGCTCTCTCGCCCAGCAGGTACAGATCGAAGTAGCCGCCCAGGATGACGTTATCCGGTACGAAGTCCAGGACCTCGATCACGCCGCCGATGACAGGCATCTGGCCGTTAACTCCCGCAACGATCGCGCCGCCGGCGTCGACAGACATGGCAGCC